GAGTACCTGAGATAGTCGCATCCGCTTTTGCACCTGTACCATTACCACTGATTGTCACAGTAGGTGAAGAGGTATATCCCGCACCACCTGAGTCAACCGCATAACCGATGATCTGTCCCGCAGTTGCAGAGTTCTGAATTGCGAGTTGTTCTACCTCGGATGCGGTTGATGAACCATCTGTGGCACCCTGTAGTTTAACTGGAATATAGTTCGCAGACATAAACTTAGATGCGGCCGCCGCACCGATAGAGTACAAGAACTGCCAAATATATCTATCAGGAGTATCAAAAGGAACACCATCTGTACCACCAGAAGGTTGATCAGTAGACACCTGTGCCTGACCCGCACTGTTCCTTGCCTGTTGAATACACAGATAAACTTGGTTTTCGTCATTCATCACATAGTATGTCTGAGTAGGATACCCGACCTGTGCGTCATCATACTGAGAATAAATTGCACCAGATGACCAGTTGTATCGAGGCACACAGAATGAGAGGTCAACTACCTTCTTCGCAGACTGTAAACCGAGACGGAAGTTTCTTTCCTCTCGTGCAGTGTTGACTGCGGTAGGTATAGTATCCGCTGAGTCCCAAGGTTCAGAACGACCAATTACCGCATAGTAATGAGTACCCGAAGAATCCATGTCGGTCTTCAAGTCTTGGATTACTTGCTTTTTAATTGGGTTTGTTAAGATCGCCATTATGTTTTGTTCCTGTTAAATTATGCGTTATTTATTGTCGCACCACTATTGGATACGAAAAACCATTTACTTGCAGTACTATTCCATACTAATATACAACCATCACCTTGACTAAACTCAACTTGTTTATTGTTGTTGACGCCAAATATCTTGGAGGAACTTCCTGCTTGTAAATTAACTTGACCAGTTCCAATGTTGGATAAGTATTGTACTTCACCCATAATTGTTCCGTCTCCAATCGTAGGACTAATTGTACTACCTGAGTTGAAGATTGTCAGAGGTTCAGTTAAATCTATTGCTTCAGTTGCAGCAACGTCAGTTCCCTTTTGGAGAACTAACTTATTCATGATCTCAATTGCACCCGTACCCTTTGCGGATAGTTCAAGAGATATATTAGTATCCGTACCTTCTACATCTACCGATGGGTTACTACCTGTTGCGGAGTTAGTTATCTGAACATGGTTAACCGCACTTGCAGTTGTAGCAAATGTGAGTCTAGTATTACTAGCACTATCTAAGATTTTTGCACCAGCATTCAGACCACCGAGTTGTGGATTATTCATTGTCGGTGCATCGAACGTCTTATTGGTCAACGTTTGAGTATGATTCTCAAATACGAATGTGTCACTGACAGACAATGCGGGCAGTGCAATGTTGCGATTTTGTGTAATGTTGCCCACTGTTATATTGTATGTGTGACTCGCATCAGCGTCTCGTATCTTCGGTGTTGTCATTGTCGGAACAAGAATAGTCTTGTTAGTCAATGTCTGAGAACAAGAATCCAGAATCAGTGTTCCACCATCATTAGGGAGGTACACATTATTATCCGCAGTAGGTTCTATCGCAATAAGGGTAGTCTCATGATCGTCTGCATTCTGACCTTCAAACACAGCACCTAGAGCAGTTAATCTTACTGTCGAAGTCGCACTATCGCCACCAATGACATGGTATAATTCACTGAAGTTTTCGTTTATCTTCTGGGCGGCAGTTCGTAGGGTATCACCCGTACCATCGTTTGCTACTGTGCCTCTGTTTAATGTCTGTCGTGCCATTTTATAGTCCTGTTGTTCATACTATTTATAAGAGTTTATAAGTTATAATGTGAAACTTTTTATATATTGATCGGAGTCTGCACTCCAAAATTGATGCCGTTCTTGGTCAATTGTCTCGAACGAGAATGCATTACTCAAGTCCATACCATTAGTTCCAACTTCATCCGAATCATCGAATGTTGGTGAACCTGCAATCTGTGCCTCTCTAAGTGACGAGTACTGATTGTTGATTTTTTCTATCTGTTCTAATGACAGAGTATCTAGTGAAATAAGTTCTGGTCTAATTCTACTTAGAACCCCTGCTGAATCTATATATTCGTCATCTACAAGTGAAGTCATATCTGTATTTCCAAAGTCCCCAAACGATGCAGTTGCATGAACCGCAAGAGGTGGTGGTGGTTCAATCACGACCAATGGAGCAGACAGTGCATCTTCTACTGCTGAGACTATCTGAACTTCCGATCCAACAAACATTCCTGCGGGGTGGACGAACAACTTATAAGGTGCGTTCCATTCCTTCGAAGAAATGTCAGTTTTTATAAGTAGAGCGAATGTCTGATATAGTTTATCATTGGTAAGGTATTTTTGATTCTCAACACCAATAGTAGATTTCTCTTCCCCGATCTTAAATACATTTTCTTTGGTATAGACCACATCGGGGTCAACTCCAAAGAAGATTCTAAAAAACTGTTGAATCGAATACTTAGTTCCCTTTGCACGATACAACTGATTAGAGTATTTTGCAGCGGCACGTTTATCAGAGAATCCTTCAAAGAATGATTGTCCTAACAGAAGTTCGGTTTCGATGTATGATAATAGTTGTAGGTCTGTCTGCGTGATGTCTCGATTTAAAAATAAGTCGTGAATCATCTTGGCAGGAGAATCATCCGTATGTTGAAAATCATAATAATGATTCAATAGACTAACAAGTTTAGGATACTCTTCTACGAAGAAAGCTGGTAATACTTGATCTACTTCATGAGTAGTAAAGTTCCCAAGTTCTCTTCGACCAATGTCTGTTAGTGTAGCATCCTTCTTGAACATTAGTTAGTAACTCCACTCTCAAGTTCAACCACATTAATAATTGTTGCAGAGGGGTCTATTTCTATAATATCTGATCGTAGTGGTGTTAAAGCACTCTCGTTGGCAGGTTTTGCAGATATCTTAATAAAACTATCTACACCAATAAAGTTATCTACCTGTAGACCCACAATAGAAACCGTGTCACCAGTATACGAACCTACATTATCAACAATAACTTCCTGATCTTCGTTGTTAAATACTTCTAGTTTGTTTGTATTCAACTTATTCCTTACTATACACACTTTGTTTCTAAAGAGGAATGTTGAAGATTTTATTATGTGATTTACATCATCAGGAGTTGCCAGTTGAACAGCGAATCGCAATGTATGATCTTCTATCTTGGTTGGAATAGGAGTAAATCGTCTCTGGACAAATGTCTCTGAACGAGAAGATAGAATGGCGGGACTTACGTCATCGATCAATGATAACATATTAGATCGTCTATATGACTGTCCGAACTTGCCAGTGTTATCTGCAAAGTACTGTTTAATCGTATTGTTCACAGAATCCTTAATACTATTCTCAGATAGTGTGGTCAGACTTGGATTGAACTGGAAGAATGTATTCGTTCCCACGAAAGTCTTGACAGGATCAGTAAACTTGAGTTGGAAAGATGCAACCGATAATTGTTTTGAGAGGTCTTGGACAGCATCCTTTGTATTCTGTATGGTAGTATCATCAACATCTGCATTAAACAGAATTGATAAAAATACTGTTCCATATTCTGGTTCAAGTGCATCCTCACCACCAAATGACTGAATGTCTTTGATCAAGGTAGAGAAGTTTCGTAGTACCAGTGAAGAATAGTCAACCGCAGTAACCATTCGGTTCTGAGTTGCATACTGGAATGGTGCATTCTGTCGAATAGATTCTGAAGTTTCTTTTGCAGAACCCCCTACCGATGCAGCGACAGTTGACACAGTCAAATCGTAGTTTGATCCCGAAACATTAACACCCGTCTGTGGTTCAAATACTTTCGCAGAGTTCGCATCCGCACCACTAGCGGCAAGGTAGGTTACAGTAACCTTTGAACCAGTCTTGGGTGCTTGTCCTAGAGTATCACCATTACCGAATGACAATTCAAATAAACCGTTGGGAGATTCTTTTAGGATGTACAATGTAGAGTTGGAACTAATAGTATTGGCGTCAATAATGTTTGTATAGGGTGTGAATACAGAAGACGATGGTTGTTCATACACACGAACAATCGCAGTAGAAGTATCCATCGTTGCGTCTGGCACCATATAAATTTCGTTGTCTTCGGCACGAGATACGATGAAAGTTTTAACCCTCTCCGTACCCTCAAATACTTTAATGTTCTCAGAACCAGATGCATCAGAGAATCTGTACAAACCAGTATCTCCAATCTCATCAGCACTAATATCTTCCTGAGTCTGGAATACATAGTCAACACCATCAATCGATGAATTAAACTTGTATCCCGATTTAATCTGTATTGTAGGATCACGATCAACAACAGCAGATAGATTCAATGAGATATTAACAATTGCTTGTGCAGAGTTCATTGAATCAGGAATATAACCAATACCCTCTGCAAGAGATACCAAAGAACTACGCAACTGTGCAGTCCCAAGGAATGATTCGTTCAAGGCAAAGTTTGCAGTCAAAGCATTGTAGTGGGTGTTGTATGCAAGAACATCCAAGATATTTGACAGACCAGATGCTTCAAAGTTATAATCCGCAAACTCATCTTTCTGTGCAAGGAATACCTTTAAGTTATTTTTGATCGCATCAAAATCTAACGCTGTCGATTTTATTGTTGTTGCCATGTTATCTTAACCTTGAAAGTGTGGTAGTGAATTCGACCTGTTCCTCAGTATTCACTACTTTGAATTTTATTACTACATCTAAAAGATTGACATCTGGTTGTAGAGATACTCTGACATCTAGAATCTCTGCTCTAGGTTCATAGACCTCAATGTTTTCTATGATATTAGTTTTCACCATAGATGATCCTCTTCTATCTGCTAGTTCAAATAGTTGATCCCTTATGTTCACTCCAAAATCTGGACTGAAAGGTTTCTCGTGAGAATTAGTAAGCACGAGTGTCTTCACCGCTTGTTTCACTGCACTTAGACCAAACTTCTTATAGATGTCTCCACTAGAAGGTTTAGGAGTGAATGTCAAATCGATATCGGTATACTGCTTAGTACGAGTCGATGTAATCGAAACCGTATTAAGGTTAGTATCTTCTTGTGCGAATG